GGTTACAGATAGTCAGAGATGAAACAACTGCTGACTTAGCAGATGGAACTGTGTATAAAGTTGTTGCAGTAGTTGCTGATGGGTTTACTTGCCCAAGTACTTTCTTTGCCATTTTTATTTCTCCTTGTAGTTGGTTAAGCGCCCATCATCATAAAGATGTCGGCTGTAGGGTCGGTTGTTACTGTTTCCCACGAAGCGGCTGTTCCGTTGGTGGTTAAATATTTGCCTGCATTTCCAGTCTGTGAAGGTAGTGCATCTACAACTCCCCAAGATGAAGCGGTTCCATTTGTAGTTAGGTACTTACCTGACTGTCCCGACTGAGAGGGTACCACATAGACAGATGATGTGTCAAGGCTTACTGTTACGTCACCTGAGGTACCGCCACCAGATAATCCTGTACCAGCAGTTACGCCAGTAATATCTCCAGGGTTAGCGGCAGCCCATTCAAGACCTGTTGCCGTAGCACTGTTAACACTTAGAACATATCCATTGGTTGCTGCAACTGTTAATGCATTGAATGTGCTTGTACCTGTACCAGCCAGTAACTGACCTTTTGCAGTAAAGGATGCTGCGACTGCAGCAGCAGCCGAGGCTGCACTAGTTGCTGCGCTAGCAGCAGATGTTGCTGCAGCGGTTGCTGATGTGGCTGCACTTGAGGCACTTGTAGCAGCAGCACTTGCAGATGATGCAGATGCTGTAGCAGAAGTAGCAGAGGCGCTAGCACTTGATGCTGAGGCAGTTGCACTGTTTGCAGAAGAGGTTGCAGATGTAGCCGCGCTACTAGCACTAGTTGCCGCACTGGTTGCTGACGTAGCAGCCGCTGTTGCAGATGCTGCAATCGTTGCTACTGAGTTGGCAGCAGTTGTTGCACTTGCTGCAGCAGATGTGGCTGATGTAGCCGCTGCTGTGGCAGATGCTGCTGCTGAGGTAGCACTTGTCGCTGCTGCTGTTGCTGAACTTGCTGATGTAGCAGCAGAGGCTGCTGAGGCAATTGCTGAGGTTTCTGCACTTCCTGCTGATGTAGCAGCAGATGCTGCACTAGTTGCTGCAGATGCAGCGCTAGTAGATGCTGCAGTTGCAGAACCTAGGATGCTGTCTACGTAATTCTTAGGAGTAGCAGATGATGCTGACATACCTGCTGATGATAGACCAGTCAATGTAACACCAGTCATATCAATAGTTTTGTTAGTCAATGTCTGGGCTGCGTTAGCAATTACTACTGTACCAGTTGTATTAGGTAGGGTAATTGTATTATCTTGAGTTGGGTCTACTACTGTGAGTGTAGTCTCGTACGCATCTGCAGTAGCACCTTCAAAGACAATGCTTGCATCTACTCCAGCACCAGAGATGCTTGGGTTAGTGATGACTGGAGCAGTTAATGTTTTATTAGTAAGAGTTTGGGTCTTAAGTGTACCTACAACGTCGCCTTCGCCTGATGCAATACCGTGCATTGTGTGAGCACCAGTACCATCGTTGTATCCACCAGTTGCTTCGATGTGAAGGTTGGCTTCGCGGAAGTCACGACCGATTGCCATATGGCGAACAGCAGCACCAGCGGAGTGAGCCTGACCAGTGCCATTGTTTTCAACGCCACGAGTAATTGTTAATACGTTAGTACTAACAATCGTGACATCTACAATTTCTTCAAGCGCTGTATCTGGGTCAATGACAACAGTAAATGTTGTACCTGCGGGGACGGTTGCTCCACCAAGTAACGCTGAGCCAGAGACTACAGTACAGGTTGTGGCTGCATCTGTAAGGTTGGCTGCTAGCGTTGTTTGCTGGGAGCGTGAGGAATATTTTCTTGTTGTCATTTATCTACCTATCGGCTGTAGTGAACGCGGATTGGATACTGGGCTTGTTGTCTTGCTGTTTCTTCATTTAAACGTTGTATGTAAAGTGCGTAGAGTTGCTTCGTTGCACTCTGTGATGCACCATATGGACGCTTACTGTCTGTCTCGTCAGCCTGTGGGCTAACTTGTGCAGCACGTGCAGGGTCTAAATATGTGAGTAGGCGATATGAAGCGCCCAGGATTGCAACATCGCGTGCTGAGTTAGGTAATCCTGTCTGAGTTGCAAAGTCTTGTGAGTTACTAGTAAATGGTTCAGGGTCAGTTGCATATACAACCTTGACCGTACGACCTGGTTGAACAAAGTCACCAATTGTTACGGTCTGTGCTCCAGCACCAAATGCTGTAGTTGAAGCCAATGAATCCCAAGACCAACGACGGATTGGGAACCACTCTTCTGAAGGTCCAATGTCTTGCCACATAATGGTCATAATGTTGTGGATGTTCAGGTTATTAAATGCGTATGTAGTCTGTGCTGCATTGAAAACAAATGATGTTGTCTTAACTGCAAAGATAGTAGCGCCAAAGGCTGCAATAGTATCGTTGATTGCTTTCTTAATTACATAGCGTGGGAATGTAGGTGTGATAGTAACCTTAGTTCCAGCAGTGTGTGCAGCAACATCTGTACCTAAGTAGCCACGACCATAAGGAGGAATAGTGGCTGTGTTAGATACGCGGTCAAATGAGTCTAGCCAAAACAGTTCTTCGTCAATCTCAATAGCACCCTTACCAATATTATCGGTAGATGCTAATTGCAAAATGATTGGGCTAGCAATGGTAGATGCTGTAGCAGCGACATCTTGAGTAATATAGGTTGCTCTATCCTGCTGGTATGTATAACCTGCAAGGTTAATGAGTACTTCATCAATCATACTTGATAACGTTGGCATTAATTTATAGTCCTTAATGCGTCAACCGCAGATAGTCCAGTAGTAGATGCTAGTTCATTACAAATAGCATTGAGGTTTTTAAAGTCATTAGGTTGACGAGATGCACTAGCCTTGTAGTTAAGTGCTCCGATTAAACCTTTACCAACAGTTCCAGCCCAAGCGTTAGCGGCTCCTTGTTCTGCAATGAATGCAGTTCTTACTGGATAGTCTCCACCATTTGCTAAACGATTAAGTTCAGCGGTTATTGATAAACCAGGAATGCTTGCCATTAGTTAGCCCTTCTTTTAACTGCTGCGTTGTCTACCAAATTAGGATATGGTCGCCCTGCTGCTCTTGCTCTAGCCTTTGCTTTAGCCTTTTGTGCTGCAGTCAAAGGTGTTGATTTCTTGTTAGGATTCTTCTTGTCCCAGAATGCTTTCTTTTTCACCACTTCACCTTGTCTGCCCAGTAGGCTGCTGACATCTTGCCCTTAGCAATATTCTTTGCGTGACGAGCCTTAAATGATGCTTGACGCTTTGTTGGCTTTCTGTCGCCAGTAACGCCCTGTTGACCAAAGCGAATAGTCTTAACCTGGTTACCTTCTTTAGCCACAACAACGTGTGACTTCTTAGGGTGGCTCGGTGTACGCTTAGGCTTGTTAAAGCCTGATACTCCTGCTCGCTTTAGTCTTGGGTCCATTATTTTTTCTTCGCCTTCTTAACAGTCTTTTTCGCTTTTGACTTGCCTGCTTCAGAGAGAGCAATAGCCACAGCCTGCTTACGAGATTTAACAACTTTGCCACCTTTACCAGAGTGAAGTGTTCCCCGCTTGAACTCGCCCATTACTTTCTGAACTTTGTTCTTCATTATCGGTTTCGGTCAATCTTAAAACCAGGAACCTTTGATGGGTCCCAGTTAGCCTTTTCCATTGCTTCACGGAATGCTTTATCTCCTGGAGTTTCTCCGCGTAGCATACGAGCACGCTCTGTTGCTTGCGTACGAGCATCATCTGCGGTCTTCGCCTTAACCTTAGGCTTTGGTGCTGCTGACTTTTCAACTTTTGACTTTGCGTTTTCAGCAGAACGTCGCATCATATCTTCCATATCCGCCTTAGAGGCTTTCTTTTCAGCCGAAGCGCCATACTTTGCTTTTTCTTTTGCAAGAGTATCAATCTGTGATTTTACAGATTTTTCGCTAAGACCCAACTTACGCGCTGCAGCATAAAGACGAGAAGTATCCTCAAATCTATCTTTGCGTGTTTCTGATGTATCTCTAATACCAGTTATGTAGTTTTCAAATTTTTCTTCTGGTGTTTTGCCAGTAAATTTAACTCCACCGACTCCACCCACTTTAGAGTATGCGCCTTTTGGCTTCTTTGCACTTGGCATAATTACTTCATCCTCTTCTTAGCGACTTTTTTAGCAACCTTCTTTTTAGCAGCCCTCTTAGCAACCATCTTCTTGTCAGCCATCTTGGCTTCCATCTTTCCCTTTGCTGTGTATGGGAACTTCTCTCCATTAACCATTGGCATTATATTTGTCCTATCTCTTTCATCACTTCGACGGATTGTTTGGTTATGTTTTTTGCAGTTGGCATAGTGTCAGCGTTGTAAGGTTTGTTAAGAATCTCACTTGCCGTGTATGCCTGTTGGATGTGTTTGTGCGTTGTTCCTGCTGGTTGAATACCTTGTGCTCTTGCTTCTTTGTAGGCATTCAATTCTCCGACCCACTTCTTGTCAGATATATCTCGCTTGGCATCGCCAGTAGATAATTCAAGAAGTTGTATCTTGCAACCAAAGCAACCTTCTACATACTCTGGGTGTGTCTGTCTTTGATGTAATCCCATTTGTCCCTATACCTCTGTAAAGTTTGCCTCTGTAACTCCAACTCCACCAGCAATTAATGCTGCTTTTGTTTCGTCACTTACTTGATAGTTTCTTCCACCTTGATACAACTCTTGGTAGGTTGGTAAATCTGAGTCAAGGATGTATCTTTGTTGAGAGTAAACTCCGTTTTGCTTTACGATGGAAACGCCTACATCTAACTTGTAGAAGTAAAATAGGCGTGAGCCACCGCCAGATGGACCTTCGCGTACAGTGGGTGTCTTGAATATCCAAGTAGTCATTAGTTCTCCTTAGTAAACTTACTGATGAGCAGAGGTTTCCCTCTGCCCACCCGTCAATCAACTAATTACTTAGCAGCGATTGATGAACCTGACTCGATGCGGTATAGTGCCTCATCGCGGTAGATTGCAAAGCCGAGTACGCCGTACCAACCCATTGGGCGGAAACGCATCAATTTATCAGTTACGTTACCAATAACAACGTGTGGTTCTTCAGCAACAGCCTGAGCCATTGCTTGCTTTCCAGCCACGATTGTATCGAATACGCGAGTTACAGGTGTAACTGTGATTGTTGTAGATACTGTGACTGCTGCTGAGTTAGCAACGTCTACAGTGATTGTTGTTGTTGAACCTGATGTATCAATAGCAGTAATCTTCGCAGATGCTCCGACGCCTGTTCCTGAAATCTTGTCGCCAACTTCAGCGCGTGATGCAATAACAGATGATGAAGCAACGCCGAATGTAAATCCTGCTGATGTTCCTGCAACTGTTACTGCTGTTGTTGCTAGTGCTGACTGGTCTGCACCAGTCTTAGCGTTGAACAAACGTGCTGATTCTACGTAGAATGCACCTTCGTATTGTCCAATTTCTCCAGCATAGATGTTCTCTGGTGTGGAGTAATTGTGTGGGTCGCGCCATCCTGCTGCGCCTGTCTCTGCACGTAGGTCGTGTGAAACTTCTGGGTGGATACCTGTCCAGTATAGTGAACCCTTACGGTATGCAGCCTTGTTAGCACGCAACTTTGCGACAGCCTTGCGGATGTCTGGTGAGTCGATTGTTGCAGCAGCAGTGATTGTTGCTGTTGATGTCGCTGTTGAACCACCGTAGATTACGTTTGTTCCTGAGCGTAGTGTTGTCATTGCAACCTGGTCGATTGAATCTGCAAGGTTGAATGCGATGATGTTAGCAATTGCTGGGTCTACATCTGCTAGAGAGAATAGTTCCAACGCACGTGTTACAAGAACAGAGTTACCGTACTCGTTAAGAGTAATTGTAACTGTGTTAGGTGTTGACAATGCAACTGCATCTGGGTCAACTGTCTCTGTTAGTGTGCTTGTTGCTGCTGTTAGGTCCTCGTACTTTTGTAGTACTACTGTTGAACCTGGGATTGATTGCTGTGCTGGAGTCTTGTCTGCGACTGAACGAATTAGTGGCTCTGAACGGAGAGCGAATTCTAGAAGACGGTCG